ATTCTTGTCGCTGATGGGATCGGTGTTGTTCATGATAATCATTCCATCCTCACTCAGAACCTTCAACGAATTCATTAGATCCGCTTTTACACCTTTGTAGGACTGATCGGCATCAATAAAGATTAAGTCTGCGGTCCCATTCAACCATCCATCGGCAAAGAACTCGCTGCTATCCATCTCATAGGTCTCAAAGTCCTCCAAGCACTCAGGCATCTTAGTGTCCACAGCAATAGCTCTGGAGACAAAGGGAGCGATAAGGTTAAAGGTGGTTCCTTCCCCTACGCCTAACTCTAGGTAAACATTGGGTCTCATCTGTGACCCCATATACTGTACAAAAGCTTCGTGCATTACTGACTCCTCCTAATGCGCTCCATAAACTCATCGAATGGCTCAAACACTTGGAGTGTTCTACCGTCTGCAAGGACTACATCTAGCCAAGCAGCTTTCTTATTCAGAACTCTGGTATTGGCGAGAAGAAGTGCGGGATCGAACTTAGGCTCCACGGTGACGATATTGTCGGTGTGGATCATAATGCTCTCACGCTTTCCTTCCCACATCGGAATCCACCGACGAGGATAGGTTATTTTTGCTGAGGGAAGTGTCATACTCATTAGGCACAACACAATACCTATCATAAACAACCCAATGGCGGGTCTATAAACTGGATTCATCTTCATAACTATCTTTTCCTTTGTTTTGGTGGGCTGTGATCATGGATACCAGCAGCAATCTCTTTCGCTATTTACCCCGTCACCGTGAGAGTTTTCCTCTAGCCCGTGTACTAAAAAGGGAGAAGTTCTCTAAAATAGAAACACCTTCATGCACTTTGGCAGATGAAGGGATGAGAACTCCTCCCCCATGCATTACTTCCTGCTCTTCCTGAACTCGCCCATGCGTTGACGAATTGCCTCCCAGTCAGGTCTCTCGACCTCAACCTTCTTTTCGCCCTTCTTGCGGCGTTTACCTTCACCCTGAAAACGGCCTCGGCCCTGATGGACTACACCATTTTCATCTTTCATAGCTCGACCAGCACGTTGACCAGCACCCGAACCTCTACGGCGACCATTGCCTCTCTTCTTCAGTTGAGCGACCTCTTTCTTGAGGGCCTCCAGTTCGCGCCTGAGAGCCTTAACCTCTGCCTTGAGGGCAGCAGCCTTCGGAGCCTCAACACGCGCCTGTGGGCGACGAGAGGGGCCTTGCTCACGCTGTGCGAAAGCAGGGGTCGCAAGCGTCAGAGCGGCGAGCATAATTGCAAAATACTTCATATCTATTCTCCTAATCGGTGAGCATCAATGGTTTCCGAGCAAAGACTTGCATCTTATCCCATTCAATCTGGATAGGCTCCCACCCGTTGTGAGAAATTTCTTCTAGGAGCGCATTGAGCCCCTGATCGGAAATTACGTCTGTGCTAAAAACTTTGTACTCATACATATTTATAGTCCCCAAGTGCATTATGCACAGGAATATTCGCTTCTGTAGCTATTATAGCTCGTTCTCCAGCATAATAGAAAGGCTCTTGATTTGTTTATCAGTCTCGAACCAAGTGAGGTCTAGAGCCTCTGCGATCTGCTTGATGTTCATCTTACCGCTAGGCTTAATCAGGTTGGGGTCTTTGACCACCATGGTAACAATTGCTTGCTGCGTAGGAGTGAGGTGGTAAGAGATCTCTTCCAGTAGCATGGCAATCTCAGGATCACCAGTACACTCCTCGATCTCAAGGATCTCCTCCTTGTCGGTGGATACAGTCCCCTTGAGGATCGGAGCCTTCTTAGTGATCTTCGCGCCCTTGTTGTTCTTCTTGGTCCACATACACGTTTTAATGTACTGGTCGAAGCCCTTGGTGCCCCAGAACTCATCAAAGCTACCGTTAGCCCCGTCGTTCTGCTTTTCGAAACCCATCACAGCCTCCATAGCGGAGAGGCGAATGTCCTGCAAGTTATCATCAAAGTTGGCCGTAGCCTTGTCTCCGCTGATCTGGTGGCTGATCTTGTACATCAGCTTACCATACTTCTTGTCAATCTTGTTCCATTGTTCATCAGTCAGCGACATAAACTTTAATATCCTTCTCTTCAGGGGTTGTGATTTCGTTAAGACAGAAAATGCTATGAATAATGTCATAGCCTAGAATTAATTTGGGGTTTGCTCTCATGGCTTCGATGTGTGCTTTTTCATCACTCCATTCCTTCTCATCGAAGGTCCACGAAAGCGTTAGATCCACAGTAACTTTTCGTTTCATGCGCCTATTATATCACAATCAAGAGTCGCTGTCAACAGCCTTTTCTTGAAAATGTAAATCCATTGCGCGAAACTGGTCCGCTAGTTTACCAAAAGAGTACAATTCAGCATCACAGCCGATGGCCTCATCACCCTCACACCATGAAAGGCAGTAAGCGATCATTTTAATATCTTGAGGGGTAAGGCGAACGTCTCCATTCATTTCCCCTCTGTAATCATTTAATACTCTCATGCTGTCGGCCACACTCCCATGAACCACATGAGGTATGTAACAAACATACACGCATAAGAACAGGCACCAAGGCCCAAGAAAGCGATAAGGGCACGTTGCACCCACCTGTCAGTCATTTCAATTTTCATGTTATTCTCCATTGGCATTATGCCATTCTGCTACGCCTTCAGCATCAGCCTCGGCTAGTGTTTCGTTAAATTCAGCATAAGTAAAGCCCCAAAACAAAATCTTGGGGTTAAGTTCGACATTCGATCCCTCTGCATATCCAGTCAGGCTCACACCTGCGCTGTCAGAGATAATCGAACACCCACATTGGGTGTCCTTGAAGACTGCTTTTTCTACCGCAGCCTTAGCGGCTTCTTCCGTAATCTCAACGGGACCACCCATCATGGCTTCCCACAGTTCTTTATTATTGTTAATCATTGTTACCAGCTTGATGCGTAAAAGAATTTAGTGTCAGGGTTATCCTTGTGCTGCTGTAGCATCTCATTCACATAGTTCAGAGTACTATTAACATCTTCCCAATACCACTCATCATAGTCGATACCGCCGAAAAAGAATCCAGAAGAGGTAGGAAGAAGCTTCGCAGCTTTCTTATGGTCACGGATAACCGTTGCCACAGTCTTCTTGAGACTCGTGAGTTGGCTAACGCTGACCTCATAAAGGCCACAGTCATCCACACCCTCTTGGACGTTTTTTACGAACCAGTTATGAATCTGGTTAGCCTTGCGCCAGTAGTACTCCTTCTTGGGGATGTCCCAGTTGTCATTGGTCAGAATCTCGCCCTCGGTGGCGTATACACTCATATCTAGTCCCATAATAATCTCCTAAGGATTGATGGTTACTCGTTGATCAGAGAGGGTTGCTCTCTTAGCGGAAAAAACAGGGGTGCAATTGCCCCCAAACTTAGTGAAAAAAGACCCCATCTTGTAGGGGTTGTAGCTAACCTTTTGTTGGTAAGCTACTGGAGAAGAGAAGCTGACAGTACCTCGGACAAACGCATGAACATTCTTCTTGCGCTCACGAAGTACCCGCTCTCTCCCCGCAGGTTGAACAACAAACTTTACATCCGTAAGGGTCAGGTAGTCCTCACCACCATAAAGGTAGTCCACTACTCGACCGTTCTTGCGGACAGAAAAGCAGTCCTTATGGAGGTTCCAGTAAACTTCCACTCGGTCGCCGTCTTTAATGCTATCTTCGCTGTTCATGCCCCTATTATACCACAGTTTCAAGGGATTGCAAGCCCTTTTCCGAATTTTCTTCAGACCACCAACGAGGGGTCTGAGCGGTAGGCCACTCCCACTTGGCGAACGCAGCCTTGTCGCCCATGTAGTAGGCTCTGTATGCCTCCACAGCGTCCTCATGCTTGTACTCGTCGGGCATGGCTTGGGGGAAGGGTGTAAGGCCAAGCTCAGGCATCCCATGAGGCGTGTGAGCAAGCTCATGAATAAGCTCACCAGACTTGTGAGACTTGCCTCGACGATTTGTGAACTCAGTCAGGAGCGCAACATACAGATGCCAAGCCCAACGATAGTTAGCACCAGACTCACGAATCCATTTTGTGCATGGATGATTGAGGTGGGCTTGCTTGTAAAGACCTTCGGCCTGTGCAGTTTCGTATACACGGTGAGCCGTTGAGAGCATCTGTGCTGTCTCTAGGATCATTTTAGGTACATGCTTATCGCAATGCATTGCTGCGGCAGCTTTAGGATTTTTATCTAGGATGAATATGTTCATGGCTATATAATAACACAGGAGTAAGGTAATGTCAAGCGAAAATTCAAGGAAACCAAAAGTGAAAGAAGACCTTCGCAAGTGGGTTAAACAAAAGTGGGTCGATATTGGTGCGCCCAAGAAGGGCGGAGGATATAAGCCTTGCGGAAGATCGGAAGGGGAAAAAAGAAAAGGATACCCCAAATGCGTACCAGCATCAAAAGCGGCTAGTATGAGTAAAAAAGATAAGAAATCCGCAGTAAGCAGGAAACGGGCTGCTGGTAATGCGGGACCAAAGCCTACTAACGTAAAGACGGATGTGGATGAGAAAAAACTTTGCCCTAAAGGTAAGTCTGCTGCTAAGAGAAAGTTTGATGTGTACCCCTCAGCTTATGCAAACATGTACGCTAGTGCGGTTTGTAGCGGAAAAGTAAAACCCGGAGGTAAGAAAAAGAAAGCGAAAAACGAAAACACTTTCTACGCCAGAGTGGCAAGTCTAATTCAGGAAGGAAGATGCTGGAAGGGATACAAGGCAAAGAAAGGAAGCACCCCGTATTCTAAGGGCTCATGTGTCAAGGTTAAAGAAGCAACTCCTGCATGGCAGAAGAAATCAGGAAAGAATCCAAAAGGTGGACTCAACCAAAAAGGTGTAGACTCCTACAAGCGAGAAAATCCCGGCTCCAAATTAAAGACTGCTGTTACCACTAAGCCTTCCAAGTTAAAGAAGGGTAGCAAGGCAGCCAACAGGAGAAAGTCTTTCTGCGCTCGCATGAGTGGCATGAGGAAGAGACAAAAAGCCAGTAACAACACAGGCAAGGATCGTCTCAGCCTCTCCCTCAAGAAGTGGAACTGCTAGTCATCAATATCAATATCGTCCCAGTCCTTCTTAGGTTTCTCTTGCGCTAGACTCTGGGGAGGTAACGGTTGGAGAGGTTCGGGAGCAGGGTTGTGACGATGCATTCCGAGTAGGCCATACCCAACAATGTCTTGGTAGGGGTTTTCATCAAAGGCAGTAGGGTTGTTGGCAATCCTAAAAAGCTTATCAAGAATACGCGCAACGGTGAGTAGGTCATCATACTGCTCAGGATCAATACCCTGAGGGTACATTTGCCTAAGACACTCACCACTCTGACCGAAAGAGTCTCCGTAAGCCTC